CTCCTGCAGCCCCACCGTATAACACATCTTCTTCAGAGGAAGATAGAAATTCTTCTTGAGGACCGTTGTTAGGTCTGAATATAACTTCTTGGTCATTAACCAAATTCTCAACAGGTGCAGTCGTAGAGTCAACATCACCCATATCGATAACCCTAGTTGTCTCGCCTGTAAGTCCATTCTCAATCTTCTTAGCATTATTCTCAATCTGTTTGACACGACTTTTATGCCCCCTTAGTTGTTTTTGTGCTTTTTCTACTGCGTCTTTTGAACGTTTTAATTGTTTTCGTGTTGCTCTTCTAGCACGTTCTAAAGACGACAAATGATATGATTGTTTAGGTGCGTTTGGGTCTTTCTTTGGTCGCCCACGTTTAGCCATAATTAATTTAAACCTAATGCTTCATCAAGCTGTTCCATAAAACCAGCACTTTCTTTATCTTGCATAAGTTTTATATCAGCTAGTACATCCGATGCAACTTCATTTAAGAGTTTGTTCATCCTTCTTAAATCTTTAACATAGTCTTTATCTGAAGCATAATCGAGTGCTTCTGGATTACCTTTTGCATCATATACATAATACGGATTTGTGGTGCGATGAAAAAGATTATATACAGGAGCATTAAATTTTTCAAAATTTATCTGTTTGTTGTATATTTTTTGTAATCCCATCCCATAACCTTCAAAATTTGATTTATCTGAAACAACACTATCATATGTATTTAGAAAAGCTAATGATTCAGTTAAAGCAGAAGAATCTCTACTTCCTCCTGTTTCTCTACGCCCACTTAACCTAAATATTAAATTTGCTTTTTCATTACCTAATTGTAAAACTTTATGCACTATCTTTTGAAATGGAAACATTTTTCCGTAGTTACCCACCTTTCTTTGACCGTGGGTTGCCATTGTAACTTGTTCAATTTCAGAAAATTTTTTAGGGTTTCGTAAACCCTCTACGGTTGATTCAGATATTCCTGCGATTGCTTGCTTTTGCATATTTGCCAGTAATCTATGTCCTACATGAATTAACTCATGCACAAATGCATTTTGCTCTTGTGCAGAATCATATATAAAATCAGATAAATCAGACATATCCTCCACTTCCATTCCTAATTTACCTCTATCTTTTTCAGAAGGTTGTAGGGCATACCCTTCAGGTTGGCTTTTAAAAATATTACCTGTAGGGGGATATAATGCTAAATTACTACCATATACTTTATCATCTTTCATGTATTGGTTAAATACTTTAGGATTACTTATAGCTAAAAATCCTAAATGTGCCACAGGAATTTTTTTAAAAACAGGCTGTAATTTTTCTTCAAGTTCATCAAAAAGTGCAAAATTTCCAGCATCATCTGAACTATAAATTTTTAGATCTTCTTCCTTTGGAAAATAAGAAGTACCTAAAGGTTGTGCCTGATGTAGTTCAGCCATCGTATTTAGTGTTTACTTTTCTAGGTTGCCCATAACGCTTTATGTCGCCACCATATTGTTTACCTGTGATAAAATCTTTTACTTTTCCAATTCCTTTTTCTAGCATTGATTTAGGTTTTTCTCTGCTAAGTGCTAAACCTGCGTCTTTTATCTCTCCGAGTAATTTTCCATACTCTTCGTTTGGTGCTGTGATGCCTAGCATCTTCATTACACCATTTTGTATTTGATTTTGTAACTGGTTTAATCGCTTCTCACTGCCTTCCTGACTTTGTAACTGATAATATTCTGCCTGAAGCTTGATAAGTGCATCTTTATTAGCCATCTATGACTCCTTTTTTCGCTGGTAACAGGACTACACCGTGTAATGCCTGTACATTATGATTATGTGTCTCTTCTTTTCCTAATCCTACTCTGTTTAACAGCGATTCTGCCGCTTTTAAACGTAAATCATCACCTCTTTCTATCTGTGGACTGTCAATTAGGCTAATTAATTTGTTTGTTGCCTTTACAGATGCACTAGCTAACAGGTTTTTTGACCGTTTTATGATTTCATCGGATAGTTTTGTTCGCAACCACCCTGCTGAACCTTTGGTGTAACCTGCTTTTTCGGCTGCTGCAACCACATAGCCACCATTACTGAACAGATTTTGTAGAAACAGTTCTTCTTTTTCCGATATTTTAGTCGGTTTATTGTTTTGAGGTAGTAAATTCATAGTAATAATTAGAATTGTGATGTGTAAGTCTACGTACTGGATGCAAATTAAGCAATATAGTGTGCCAATGTGACATCTTACATCTACAATATACATATATAATATCGTTACACATACATGTTGTCAAGAATATAGTAGTGTCAATTTATTGACTTGACAAATTTAGCCTGTACCTATACAATGAGGTAGATCCTCCGGGGTTATATATAGAGTACACCCCCCATTTCCCCACAGCTATACCTATAGCGTTGCAAACTTATCAATACATAAAACCTTAAAATACAAAAAATATGTCGGCATTGCATAGCACATGTACAGGGGGTGGGGTGACCCTTCGCACGCCTACGCAAGCACGCAGAAAACCATGAGAAAAATTCTAATCATTGATGACTTGAACCCTCGAAAGCTAACCCAAATAAAAAACATCTAAAAATATTCTATTATAATTATAGCACACGCACATACGTGAAAGCTTTGGCAAGTTTTCAATATAAATAATTCTTGAAAGTATGCTTTAGAGATAACCAAAAATAGCATTTAAAACATAGATTATAATAAATACAATTAGATATTATTATTTATTTTAGATATAAAAAAACCCCCTAGAAATTAATCTAGAGGGTAGTTTGGGAGAATATTATATTATTTAATTAGATGAAAAGTATTTATTTCTATATTCATTTACACGATTTTCAACCTTTTCATTTGCCAAATACTTATTTGCATTTGATAACCAACAGTTAACACAAATATATTGATCATTTTCAATTACAAATAAATATCTTTCTTGTTGTTTTCCACAAGCAGAACAACTGCAGATATCTGTAGATCTTGGATTACTAGTTTGCATCTTAGTAATCCCTCTTTTGAGATTTAACAACTAGATCATCATTTTCATCTAACATATAATCCTTTAGAGTGACTTGTTTATAATCTGTTCCATAATATCCAATGCCTTGATTTTCTAGCATCTTTTCAAGTTGTTCAATCTGCATTTTTAAAGTTCTTACAGAAAAATATATTAAATTAAGATCTTTATTTTCAGATAATACCATTTTATCCAATTCAGTTTTATTTACTTTAATTAATTTTTGCATGATTTTTATCCTTTGCAAGTTGTTAAAATTAAATATTAGTTGTTAAGATCAACCAATGAATAAATATTTGCATTAATTTTTTTTAATGTCAAACTTTTATTTTCATTCAAAAATATATTTCTATATTTTCCAGTTGTTGTTGAATAATCCCAGTAATTAATATCAAGATATATTTTATTTTCAGTTCTCATAGCAATTAAACTTTCATATGATTGAAAGTAATCAGCATCTGGGGTGCTAATTATAAATTGATTGGGTCGGTTGTTTATATTGTAGACTTTTATATGTTTTATCATTTTATTTACCTTTCAGTTTTTATTTTGTTTCAGAGAGTATAGACACAAAAAAAAGGCAAAGTAAATATTACAATGCCTTTTTTATTTTATTGTGTCAGTTTATTTACAAAGTAAAACTTGCAATTATGATCAGTATCAAAGCAATTATAACTGCCGTTATTATTTTATAAATATAATAAAATGCTCTCCAATCCATTACGCAACCATCTCCAATTCTTGCCATGCGTCTGAGGTTAGCAAATTGCGTATTTTGTTTTGTCTGTTCATTTGGACAGTATGCTTTGATTTAGTCTCACCTAGCGTCTGATCTTTGCCATTGCTATCAACGTAGTTAGCATCAGTATGTGTTGACCAATATGTCAGACAATTATACGCAGTCCATAGATTGTCACCACTCTGATTACTTTCAGCGTGGTATTTATCCATAAAGAAATTGAGCAACTTGTTATTAACTTTATATTCAGCGTCAGCTATTAACTTAGTTCCTCGACCATTCTCAACTTTACAAAGTGTGTTAGTCAAGAACGTTGCAAACTTTTTGTCTGTGACTTTGGTATTTTTCCAATGTATCATAGCGTCTTGATTAGCGTACCATGAAGACAAACTTGTATTTGCATTGGTGAGCATAGCATCAACATTTAAATTTTGCGTATGTAGATGTTTATGTTGATAAGATTTTTCACCACCAAATACTTGAGTGTTTTGACATAGTGATCGATAAGCACCACTGAATACTTGAAACGCCCATGACATATCTACAGAATTAAATACGTCTAATCGACATTTAACAAGATCATTTTGACCTACATCCATTTTAAGATCATTAAAATGAATTGTGCGACTAGCACGCCTACCATTCTCATAAACTCGATCAATGACTTCAACATTGTT